CCTGTGAAAAATCCACTTGCGCCATTGAGAACGGTTCAATTGCAATTCTGAAATCGACGAATTGCTCCGACTTGAGGGCTTTCACCGCCATGGGCGCAATATCGGCGTCGGCCGTGTTCATGATGTTGGACATGGCAAGGAGAGCCTCGTCGGGAAAATGCCGACACATAATTTCGGCCTTAATCCTTAAAACTTCCGTTGCCCAGGCTTCGAATTGGGTTTGTAAAACCTGGATCCGGGAGCTTGCAAAGTCGGCTTTCATTCTCTGAGCGCCTAATGTTTCGTGAGGGTTCGATGAACCACGCACGACGTCGGATATCCCTGTAAGCTCGTAAATTTGAACTTTGATATCCTCGCGGGCTTCCCTCAATGTTGCTTGAGCCGCTACGATTGTTTCAAGCGGGAGCCAATCGATTAAACCTTTCAAGCCTCCCTTTTCCGCAAACATGGCCCAGTTATCGACGGGAATGAGCTTGTTGTCTGTGCCATCACTCATCAAGTTCTTAACGCCGTCTTGGGCCTTGTCATAAACGCCGGCGGCCCTGCAAGCCTTAACAAGCATGGCAATTCGTTGGTTTATGGTGTCGAGTTCTGTGTATTGATCAATCCAGCGAATATAATCGGGAATCGGGATACAAACGGAAGTCGTCTGCAAGGCAAAAAACGGCTGCGGGGTGGGCTCAAAGCCGGACAATTCGAGGAAGTCTTTTTTCTTGTCTAAAATTTCCGGGTAGCCGGTCGAGATCCAGATAATCTCTTTCTGTTCCCTGTCCCAAATTTCCCAAATTTCGGCTTCCTGGATGAGCTTGTTCTCTGGCCCGCTCTCATCCGACTCGTTACCGGCTTTCGACTTGGTAACCATGGGAACATTCTTAAACTTGTCACCGAAGCGTTTAACCCCCTTGTCGTAAGTCATGTAGACACGACGAGCAACCCACCGGCGATCATCCCAAATTCGGCAAGGGCTCCAAAGTAAATCTTGCCAGTGCACGTGTTCGGCAAGTGCTCGCTGGCTGACAACGACGGGGATAATTTGCTGCGTAATGGGATCCGTCTGCTCCTCCTCCTCAACCTCAACCCGAAGCCATGCCGTACCCATGCCGGGGACGAGGCGATCCTGTACGGCTTGAGCAAAAACCCGGTTTATTGGGTTATTCGGGTCGTATAAATCCTGCTCAAGACACCGTTGTAAAATTATCGCTGCGACTCGCGCCGTGTCGTCGTCGTAATCGTCAAACTTCCTGGTGACTGATACCCGTGGCGGGGTCGAATACAATGCGCCGGTTAAAACATCAACGTTCGCCGCAAACAGGTTATAACGCTTGGAGCCGCTATCCAAAGCGCCGCGGTCGTCTGAGTATCGGCGCAAACTTTTCAAACCGTTTTTATGCCAACCGCTAAGCTCCTTTAATCCATATTGGATCTCACTTTTCCAGCGAGAATACTCTGTTTGAGGGTTCGACGCTGTTTCGATTATCGACTTAATGCTCTGTGTATCTGTCATGATTGCTTGCTCCTAATTGCTGGTGTCAATTATACCTTGCATGGTGTTCGTTATCGTCGAAAAGATTATCGAGCGTCATTATTAATTGCTTCGGTTTTGCTTCCGGGAGTTTAAGCGAGAGATCCCTAATGGCCCTAACACTCACGGCAAGATAGCGAAAGCTGTCGGCGTAATGGCTTGACCAATCGTGAACGGGCGCTTTGTCATAAGTTCGAGTATCCTCGTCATACTCGCGCCGATAGTTCTCTAGGGCTGCGAGTAGATCCGAACATTGCCCCTTATGGATCCTGGTTTTCTGGCCCAACAAGTAACGGGCGGCCTGGATACCATCCTCAATAGTCAATTTCGGCGTTATGTGAACGTTGGGCAGGGCGGCCCGGATCTGCTCTTTGATAGTTAAGCCGGTCGCAAATTTAAACCGTGAGTCGTTGGCGTCGTGGGGGAGAAAATGCGCCTTGTACTGATACGGCTTTGAAGCCAGGAGCTCAATGTAATGATTTACAGTCATGCCGTGAGCTTCGTAGGAATCGAGGATATCAACCCCGCCGTCTGGCCGAAAGCGCCAAAAAATGATTGCAGTCGAATCCGTGAAACCGATATCCCAATGCGTATAAACTTCGTCGAAGTTATGGGCGAAATCGGCAATTAAACCGGCCGACTCCATCTGCTCAAGCAAGAAAGCATAGTAGGATCCAGCGTTCCCGCTGTTGAAATCGCAGTAATATTCCTGCTGGATTAAATCCTCGGGCATCCCTGCGGCTCGTTCTTCGGCCAGGACGTCGAGACTGAGCGCCCCGGTATCCTCAATGGTTTGCAGGGAGCAAAACCACGCCGGATTATTACGCGCCATTTCATAAATTTTATGGCCGTGGTTCTTGCCGCGGGGGGTGTAAATGAAAGCGGCCGTTCCCTCGTTTTCGGCCAGGATTGGACGAATAAAAGACCACGCCGACGGCTTCGAAAGACTCCACTCCGAAAACGTTACGTGTATTGGGTTAGAACCCACCAAAGAATCGAAGGAATCAGATCCGACGACTTGAACAATGGAGCCGTTACGGAATTTAATCGCCATTTCCGTATTGTTTGTGGAGGCCCGAATCGGGAGGGGGAAAGCCTGATCAATGATGCGCCGGCCCTGCTTATCGATACCCTCCCAAACCACTTTACGGCCCTGCCGCTGCGACGGGAGCAAATGCCAATAAGTGCCCACGCGGGTAAGGGCCATTTTCGCAGTTTGGTTTAATAGGGTGTTGTCCTTGCCGCCGCGCCTATGAACAACCCAAACGGCCCGCTTCCCGCCACCGTCGAAATATTTCATTATCGGCTCTTGGTAATGCCGGGGCGTCCATAAGTTTGGTATCTGTATTATCTTGCTTTCGTGTCGTCTTGCCATTGCCCCGTTAACTCTAACGTTTTGAAAGGGCAAAAAAAAGCCCCCTACCAGTAAAACATTTTAGACTGGTAAAGGGCTCAAAGTAAAATCAACCACGATTTTAAAGGCTTCCACTCAACCAAGCGGATAGGGTTCAACTCTGCGGCGAGAGGAAACGGGCCCGCTGCGAGTCGCCACCCGGCCGAATGGTAGCTTTTAAAATCTGTCGTTAAACCCCGAAGGGGGTGGAGTGGATTTTACTTAAACCGGCATCGACAAAGAGCCCATTTAACCACCCCACCTATTTGGAACAACCCGCCCGCCGCCGTTAAACGTTAAAGAATATCAGGCTAAAAGGAAAAATAGCGGCGAGGGGTCGTATTCTAAAAGACTCCCCGTTATAACGGGAAGTCTTTCGGCTGCCAAGTCGTTGGCAACCACATCAATTATCGAACGTTCGGCCCAACAACAACCGGGTAAATTTTCAAAAACCCTTGTTGATTCACATTATCGTAATTGTTGAACCCGGAAGTCGAAACCTGGATCCGACAAGCTGAACCGCCGGCAATGCGTGTTTTTTGGAACACAATGCGACCGGGGACACCATCATCACGCAATGACCATGATCTTTGAAACCATTTCGCAACCGGATAATCTTTCTTATTCAGGACACCTAAACCCCAATCGAGGTAAAACGTTCTGATATTGCCATCACCACCACGGGAAACCGGGTAGAGCTGGTTAAATGCAAAGAAATCTTTGATTATCCGCGCTTTGAAAACGTCGGGAATGGTGGGCGCTTGTGGATTGGTTACACTGGCAACCGCTGACCCCTCCATAATAGAACCGGGCTTGTTGAAATTAAATTTCGCAAGTACGCCGGTAAACTTCAAGCCGCTAATGAAACCGAGCTCACTAGCAACCGTGTACTGATCGCCGCGGAAGTTATCAACCGCCGTTTGACTGACTGCCAACTTAATCGAACCGCCGGGGGTCGTAATTGTCATATCACCCACGCCGGATCTCGCTGCGTACAAATCAACCCCGGCCGTTGTGGTAATACAACCGTTCGCTTGAACATAGGTTTCGGCCAATTGTTGAGCGGCCTCAATCTGTGAAAAAGCGGCCCGTTCTGGCACTGACAAATTAGGCAATTGAAGCCTTGTTAAGCCGTCCGAGTAAATGCTCGGAATAGGAGGCGTCGGCCCCCAAATTTCAGGCAAACCGGGCGCGGCGGGGGATGGCGTTGTTGCCATCACGGACATGGAGCCGACCATCATCAAGACGCCGGCCAATACAATCGATTTTCTATTCATACAATAAACTCCGAAGTTATTAAAAAACTGGTCGTGTTAGCGGTTTAAGAACCTCATGAGCTCATTACTAAACCGCCGACAAGAATTATACATCATACTGTTAGGCGATACACAAATAATTATTTAAACGTCATACTGTCTTGTTTTCCTGGATCCATGCCGGTTATCGGTTCGCTGTTGGCGCTGCGTCGGCGGGGGGTCGTCATCATCACCAACCCAACCCGGTCGAATACCCGCTTAAATCTCTCTTCAAATGCGCCTACATAAAAGAAACACTGGCCCTTAGTGTTCCCGCTCACGTTCTTGTTGCCATCACCATCAACAAACTGGATCCGCCCCTTCGTGAAACACAAAGCCGACGCTATGCCGGCCAGGGCGTGAAACCATCCCGTATCAGTGGCCGCGTTCATCAACACAACCCCCTCGTCAAAACTCCCTTTGTTAAACTCCTCGATGAACTTCCCAACCGCCCGACCGGCAAGGGGTGAACTGTACGGGGGATTCATAAACACAGTTTGCACGTGGATAAACCCGGCCGGGAGCGGCTCGCTTCGGGTGGGAGCCCAATCTTGCAGTAAGGCATCCTCATCGGGGCCGAAATACCGCAAAGCTCGAACACGCTCGTTCGCCGCCTCGCTGCTGAACGGATCCAAATCAATCTGCTTCAACACTTCCCGAACCAACCCCAAATATAATTCTGGAGTATGCCAATTATTACCCTCGCGGGGTCGGGCCGACACATAACCCAACCGATTGGCGGGCGTCATCATTTTTCCTTCCATTCTCTAACCCTCATTCTCGTAAATTCTATTAATTCGCCTTACGGCTCTCTAGCGCCCTGGAACGAAAACATTTTAGCCATGGCATAGCATCACTTTTATTTTTTCGCGCCTAGAATCGCAAATTTTACCATGACGGGCTACGGGGGCGAATTGTTCCACGTGGAACATTGACTTGCTGCGGGGGCGATTATTTACAGAGGCCGCTATCGGCGGGGATTGGCTGCAAGCCGTCCGGATCTGAGTTAAATAAAACTTGGGATTTTTACTGTAAACGGGAAAATCTAGGTTTTTGGAGCAGGGGGATATTTACTGTAAAGCTGGGGATTAGGATCCGGGCTGGTAGGCGGGTTTTACTGTAAATGGGAGAGTGATGTTTCGAAGATCTGGACGGGCCGCCGCCCAGGCCGCGCCATTCCTCGATCCGATTTTGCACACCCCTCCCCCCTCAAATAGTACAAATCTGGTACTGATTACCAAAATAAGCCAATTACCTATATAAATCAATGACTTACATGATAAAGAGCCATTATCCGAAATTATTCTGTCAATTTAACATAATACTCATTATCCGAAGTGGCACTAACATAAAAAGCCGCTGACTTTCCACATAACCTATTGATTTATATAATAATAATGACTATATTTACGTGCGTAATTAGGCCGGGGTGTTAGCGCCAATTTGTATTATTTTAGGATTATTGGCTGATTATGCGCCGGAATCGTACAAATAAATGTTAGTTGATAGCAATATTTTACTGTTAGGGTTTTTT